TGATGTAAGTGTAGGTGATGTCATTATATCTGTAACAAGTACTGGTGGTACATTAGCATCATCAATCCATACTGTCGTATCAAATGCTTCAGGTGTGGTTGATATTTCTGATGGCACATCAATAAGTCAGACAGATAGTGACTAATATTTAGAAAGGCGAGGATATGGCTGAAGGTGATACTGATGTTTCGATTTGTTCTCAAGCACTCCTCCTACTAGGAGCAAATCAAATTACATCTTTCGCTGATGGAACTGCACCAAGTTCAGTTTGTTCTGTGCTATATCCTCGTGTTAAATCTCAGACTATGGGTATGTATCCCTGGTCATTTTCTTTGACAAAAACGACTTTAGGAAGATTAAGTTCGACACCTACAAATGTTTATTTGTATGAATATCAACTGCCTTCCGATATGTTCCTGGGTGTACCGAGAGCTGTATATGCTTCAACATCAACTGGTAATTTACCAAAGATTACAGAATATGAAATCCAGGGAGACAAAATTTTAACGAATGAAACAACTGTGGTTCTAGATTATCAAAAGCTAGTATCAGAAGCTGATATGCCTTCTTACTTTGTTCAGATGCTAGTCTATCAAATGGCATGGCATTTAGCTGAACCAGTAACTGATCAGATAACAAAAGCTGATTATTGGAAAACTGTAGCATTAGGAACACCATCTGAAAATATGAGAGGTGGTTACTTTAGACAAGCAATTAATATCGATGGAGCTGGACAATCAAAAACTGTAATTGCTGATTATCTTTTAACTGAGGTTCGATAATGGCAAGAGTTACACAGTATCAATCAAATTTTACTGTTGGTGAAATTGATCCTTTGGTCATAGGAAGAGTTGATATACAGCAATATGGATCAGCTTTAGAAAAGGCTCAAAATGTAGTTGTGCTTCCTCAAGGTGGTTTTGAGAGACGACCTGGGTTGAGATTTATGCTCGATATAAGTTCTCATTTGGGTGGATCATTTACAACTTTAGATGGTATTAGATTAGTTCCTTTTGAATTTTCAACGACACAATCTTATATGCTTGTGTTTGTTAAGAATACGACAACGAATACCAGGATGTTTGTGTTTGCTAATGGTCAACAAATTACAAATATAAATGGTTCAGGTAATGATTTTCTTGTGTGTGCTTTAGGTGACATTGATCTAGATCGTTTATACTTTACTCAAAGTGCAGATACTTTGGTATTAGTTCATGAGGATATGTCTCCAAAATCTATAGTTAGAGGTGGTAGTAATTCGACCTGGACATTTTCTACAATATCCCTCACCTCACCTAAACACGCTTTTACAATAAGTACATCTAATCCTTCAGCTTCAATCACTCCGGATGCAGTTGATGGTACTGTAAATATTACAGCTTCATCTTCAATTTTTTTAAATAGTCATGTGCATCAATACATTAATGTTCTTAATGGTTTTGGTCGTGCAAGAATTATAGAAAGAACATCAGGAACAGTAGTTAAAGTAATTACTGAGTTTCCTTTTTTTGAAGCTGATGAAGCTATAGCTAGTGGAGATTGGGAGCTAGAAACTGGTTATGAAAATGTGTTTTCAAATGCTAGGGGTTTCCCAAGAACGGCAACTTTTCATGAAGGAAGGTTGATGTTTGGTGGATCAAAGTCTTTACCGGCAAGTTTATTTGGTTCTAAGATTGGAGACTTTTTTAACTTTAGAACTGCCGAAGGTTTAGATGATGATGCTTTATTCGTAACAATTGCAACTGATAGTGTTAATGCTATTACAGCAATGAGATCAGGCAGAGACTTGCAAATCTTTACAACTGATGCTGAGTTTTTTGTGCCACAAGCTGATTTAGACCCTATCACTCCAAGTAACTTAGTTATTAAGAATGCAACTAATCGTGGGTCAAAAGAAGGTATAAAACCGGTATCGGCTGAAGGTGGTACATTATTTATTCAAAGAGAAGGCAAAGCTATTAGAGAGTATTTATTTAGTGATGTTGATCTAAATTACCAAGCTAATAATATTTCCTTACTATCTTCTCACTTATTAAAATCACCCAGGTCAATGGCATTAAGGGTTGCAACTTCTACTGATGATGGTGACTTGCTTCTTATACCAAATAGCACCGATGGATCGATGGCTGTATTTTCTATTCTTCGTTCACAAAATGTAGTTGCACCAGCCGAGTTTATAACAGATGGAAAGTTTCTTGATGTCTCAGTAGATGTAACTGATATTTATGTTGTAACTGAAAGAACTATTAATAGTGCAACAAAACGATATGTTGAGCTGTTTGATGATCAAAGAACAACTGATGCCAACATACAATATTTTTCAGGAGCTACTGCACCGGATCAATCTTTACCCTCTAATACATCATGCTCTAACCTTTCTCATTTAGAAGGTAAGACAGTAAATGTTGTTAGAGATAATTTTGTTTTAACAGATAAAACTGTTGCTAGTGGTGCAATCACTATTGATGAAGCTCCTACTTCATTTGTTGAAGTTGGACTGCCCTATTCTGTTGAAGTAAAAACTTTGCCAGTTGAACCAAGACTTCCTTCAGGATTAGTCATGAGCCGAAAGAAAAGAATACTAGAAGCTACACCAATTTTAGATAGAACACAAAACATTGCTATTAATGGATTTGAAATTCCATTCAGAACTTTACCTTATACGATGGGTTCAGTTCCAGCTTCCTTTACTGGCAGAAAGAGAATAGCACCCTTACTGGGTTATAGTGATACAGCACAACTAACTTTTACAATGACACAACCCCTCTTCGCTACTGTATTAGGTGTAGAGTACAAACTTTCGACTGGACAATGATATGGCGTTTTTAGCACCAGCAATAGCATCAGCATCAACAGCAACTTTAATATCTACTGGGATATCTGTAGTAAGTGCTATTGCTCAAATAAGACAAGGCAACCTGGCAAAAAAAGCTTATGATTCACAAGCACGATACAAAGAGCTTGAGGGTCGTATAGAAGCTACAAAGGCTAAAGAGCAAGGCATTAAGGCATTAGAGAACACCAGGAAGGTTTTAGCTTCTATTAATGCTACAGCAAGAGCTGGTGGATTAGAACCAACTGTAGGCACTCCGGTTGACTTAGGTCAGTATTATGCATTAAATCCTGGGTTTTCAGATTTCTTTACAGCTAAAGATAACGCTTCCCTTGCATTAAGTTCTGCTAATGCTCAAGCACAAGATTTAAGATTTGCTGGTAAACAAGCCAAACAACAAGGTCTGATAAATGCTATTGGCACAATCGGAATGGCAACAGCTAATTTTGGACAAATCGGTGGACCTCCAGGTCAGCCTAATTATGGTTTTAGAACTTCTCAAATGGGTATTAGTTAATGGCAAGATCGAGATATCCAACATTAAGTTCAAGACTATCTTTAAGTAATATACAAGGTCCATCCGGTGTAGGCTTTAGAGAAGCTTCAAGAACAATGGGAGTTCTTTCTCAGCAGTTAGATCGTATGTCTAATGTATTTTTTAAGCAAGCTGTTACTCAGGCTGAAATCGAAGGTGCTGAGTATGGTGCTAACAATGCTATAACAGAAAAACAACTTAAAGATGCCATAGCTACCGGTGAAGATTTAGAGACACAACTAGGAGATACTAATACAGTTTTTGGAAGAGCTATGAGAAAATCACAGCTTTCAGTATTAGAAACAGAATTAGAATTATCTGCAAAAAAACAAATTAGCGAAGTTATGGTCAATGCTTTAAGTAATGAAGATGACCCTGATGAGGTAGCAAAAGATTTAGATGCTGTAACTATTGAGTATACAAAATTAGCTAATAGTGCATCCCCTATTGTTGGCAAAAGACTTGGTGCAAGCTTAAATGCAGTAACATCTTCTAAGTATCATGAGTATGCTGTAAAGAAAGCTAATGAACAAATAGCTCTTACAAGAGCAAAGAACCTAGCAATCATAAATGAACAACTTAATGATATCCCAACGATATTAACTAAAACTGTTAATGAATCAGAATCTGAAGATAAGATTGGTCTTATATTTAAAAAAAATGGAGATGTTGATTTACTAAAAGCACAATACTTTAACCAGGTATCTAAGTATTCCAGGTCAAAAACATCGTTTGAAAGTTTTTTTAAAAAATTTGATGAGCAAGTAAATGAATTTAAAACAAGTTATATTTTGAATACCACTCTACAAAAAGGTAATCATAGTAAACTATCTAAAGCAATACGAACTAATAATTACAAAAATATAGATTACAGATTAAAGGGTGTTATTACGTCAATGTCGAATGAAGAACGACTTAAATTATTTAAATCTATAAATACACAATCTAAAGAAATATTTGATGCTGAAGAAAACGAAGATAAAATTAATGAAGAAAAATCAGAAAACAAACTTACAGATTTAAAAATAGAATTTAATAGTTTGTTATCAGGTGCTGACAGAAATCTTCAGAAAGCTAAAACAATATTAAATCAAATAAGACCATATGATAATAAACTCTATGAAACCTTATCAGAAAAATATGAAACAGAAAAAGATAATTCAGACCCTGATATAGTTCTTAGTTTTGATAAGAAATTATCGGCTGGTACTTTAACTTATGATGATTTAATTAATCATTCTGATGGATTGGATAGTAAAGACAAAGCCAAATATTTTGAAGGTGTTCAAAAGTTACAAGATAAGCAACTTCAAAGAGCTTTAACAAATCTTACTGGTCTTTTTAATACTGAGTTTGAGGGATTTGATCCAGGCATGGTCGAAGGGTTAGCAAAAAATAATGCTTATCTAAAACCTTTATCACAATATAAAAAGATCAAAGCTGAACTTGTAAATGAACTAGCTGATGCCAAAGCAAGCAATAGAAGTGTTGATTTAGTAGCGTTAGCAAAATCAAAGTATGAAGAATATCAAAATAAGATAGTAGTTACAATTGATAAAAATAATTTAATTAGAGGGCAAAAAGCTATAGATAAAATAAAAGCTACTGTTGGAAAAGCTTATCCTCAGTTAGCAAATATAACCAACACTCAGTACGCTGATATGCTTGAATTTTTAGTAGCTAACAAAAAAGCATTGCAATCAAGTTTAACCGAGAGAACATATGAACTTCTAAAAAAGAATATTAAAACTGCAATTCAAATAGAGTCGAGAAACTAATGACAGATATTTATAAAGCAATAGAAGAATATAATGATCTTAGAGATGCTGGTAAAAATGTAGAGTATCACTTCGGTAAAGATGTAACTATTGGTTTAGAAAATGGCGAACAGACTAAATATGAAACAGTTGGTGAAGCGTTTCAAGGTATAGGCATGACACTTACTGGTATAGCTGGTGGAGCTGGTTCTGCTACTCTAGGTCTTCCTACTGATATTGCTGGTCTATTTGTAGGAATAAAAGATGCTGTTACTGCTGAAGAAGGTAAAAGAATAGATGCCTTTGTCAATGGTTTTACTGAGTTTTCAAAAGCTAACCTGGGGTCAGAATATTATCGAGGTATCTTTAATGACTATGTTGATAGCTTTGATGTCGATCCAAAATTAAAAGAAGATGCCAAGTCAGGATTTGGAGTTGGTGAATTTGGTGGAGTTGGTGGTATTGCTACTGGTGGTGCAAAGGTTGGTGTTAAAGGTGTAAAAAAAGGTCTACAAAAGATTGGTGAAAAAGCTCAACAAGAATTAGATTTAGATACTGGTGGTGCAACTTTATCTTCTATGGGTGGTGGCGAACTTAATACTATGATTAATAAAGGTTTGAGTAAACTAAGTCCTAAACCTAAATTTGCTCCTGAAGGAACTAGAGCTAATAAACTACCTCATCAACTTTTAGTAGAAAATACAAAGGATCAAAATGTTTTATACCCAGTAACTCAAAGTTTTATTCCGACAAATAAATTAAGAAATTTTGAAAACATAGATAAAGCACTACAAAATAACCCTGACGCACTCAAGTCTACAGATAATTGGTTAAAGTTTGAAAATGAAACAATGGGTGGGAAGTTTTTACCAGCACCACCTTTTCAAGCTATTAAGTATGCTAATGATCCAAATGCAATGGCTGAAAAATTAAAACAACTTACACCTGAAATGAAGAAAGGTGTAGATGAAGGATTTGGTTTTGTAAAACAAATAAAGTCTTTGTATGATCAACCTCAAACTGATCCAAAGATTACAGCAGATTTATTTATATGGGGCATCTTATCAAGAGGTGCTGGA